GAGCAACCTGGTTAAGTTCATGCTGAAGGCTTATAACGAGCAGGTCCCACACTTTACCATTCATGACCTACGCAGAACTGCGCGAACGAATTTCTCTGAGCTAACCGAGCCGCATATCGCCGAGATAATGCTGGGGCACAAACTGCCTGGTGTGTGGTCGGTGTACGACAAGCACACCTATGTTGAGGAAATGAGAGTGGCATATGGTAAATGGTGGGCCCGACTTATGAGCATCGTCGAGCCCGACATTCTGGAGTTCACGCCGCGTCAGGTCGGGTGAGGCGGCCTTTATCATCACGGGTTAGATTCAGGTGAGACATCGGCTTACGAGTTGAGCGTGACATCTCTTTAATCTGCCAGGCTGTGACTTTGGTTCTTAGCCATTTATTGGGCCCACCCATGTAAGCGCAATCTGGCTCAGGAAAAGGGTTCTCGTTTGGGGCTCTTTTCCTGTAGCGCTCGAGCGTACGTGAGGAAATACACAGTTGGCCGCAGATGTCTTTAGTGCTCATCAGCTCAAATTTATTCGTTGCTTTGCTCATCTTCGTTCTCCAAGGGCCCCAACCGGGGCCGTTTGATAATTCTTTATCAGGACGCCTGGCCGGGAAGGGCGCGCAAGCGGCGCATGCCTGTCATTGCCGTGGCCACATAGCTCGCCTTGCGGTTCACCACCTCAACCCAGACCTTCACGCCTTCAACCTTCACCGTATACGTCTCTTTCATCTTGCTGCGCCCATAGTCGCCGTATCTTTGCTGGTGGGCTGCCAGCGCGATGTCGCATGCCTGACGCGCTAACGGGGATTGCTGGTTACCTCGGTTAATCAGTCGCATGGCCATCTCCTTCGATACGATAAAACTCGATCACCCAGACCCATGGGTTAGCGTTCCAATTTTCTTGTCCATAAATTGATTGCCACAGGTATGCAAAGGCATCTGTCGCGTCAGGCTCTGGATTCGCGCAGCCACATGGCTCCGGCTCTCCACAATTGAGGCAACCACCGTCAATGATCCCTTCCGCTCGCGCATCTTCCTCACTGATATCGTTCAGCCGTTCAACGCGCACATCGGTAATTTCCAGTAGTATGCGGGACGCCCAGCGAGGCATGTGGATACTGGGTGTCCAGCGGACATCCTCAGCCGGTGGCACGTTCTCGTAATGAGTCGGAACGTGCGCAGGGTAATTAGCCCGATAAAGTTTCAGATCCGGTGCTCCGGCACCTGCCTCCGCCCACGTCTCCCTCACCCAGATACGATCGCCTGGCTGGCCGAACGGGCATTTAGCTAGGAACTGCTCGTTAGTGAAGTCATGCCATACGCCATTGTGATCGCGCATAGAAAAGACGTAGTCCCCATACCATTTGTCGCCTGGCGCACGGTGAGAGATAACCTCGAGCCCGCGTGCCTGCATAGTTCTGGCTGCTGACTGGATGACCCTGCGCGTCTGCATCTTCCTGCCGTCGAGGATGGCGCGCACCATCTCGCCGTTAAAAATCATCCCGCGCTCAGTCATTCCAGGCCTCCAGCTCGTTCTGAATCTCTTCGTCGATCTCGTCGTTGCTGGCCTCTTCATTGAGGTAGCTCAGTGCTTCTTTCCTGTACTTCTCACGACGGCTGCTGTCGTACCAAACCGAGAACTCTGGAGACCAGCCCCGGTCATCGCCGTTTTCAGCAAAAAAATCATGCATTGCGTTGTTATAGGCCAGGTTCTCTACCATGCAGTCAGCAGTTGTCAGTGCGCATTCACGGATATAGCCTCGGAGATCGCGCTTTTGCCACCACGGGCTCACCTTCGAATCACAAAGGCCTTTGAACTCAACTTCCCAGCGGCGGATACAGCGTGCATTTAATGATTTGCTCATCTTTTTACCGGGAGGGCGAACCCTCCCGCCTCCCTTAGGCCACGTATTCCGGTTTCATATCCGCCAGGGTAATGCTGAACTGATCGTGCAGCTCGTCGCCCAGGTGACGCTTTGAAGATGCCAGCACGCGCTCGGCTTCCGCGAATCGGTCAGCGGCATTCGGCTCGTCGGGCTGGGGCAGGGAGTTGATCGCCGCTTCCACCTTGTTGCGTGCATCCACCAGGTAGTAACGCTTCACGGCTTTGTTTTTCAGCTCGGTGAAGAGGGCAGATCCCAGCGTAGCTTTCGCGGTTTCGATGTCGGCACGCAGCGCTTTGGCACTATCTACATCCTGAGCGGCTTCAATGCGGTCGCGGAAATCCTTGGCCAGAGTGTCGATATTTACAGATGGCTCCTGAGAATCCTGCTTGTTTACAACATTTTCACTTTTGATATCAGCCAGGCTCATTTTCTGAGCCGGTGCCGGATTAATTTCCCTTTCGGTGGGCTGCTCAATCTCATCAGGCGTGTAAACACCTAGGATCACGTGTGGGCAGTACAAGCGCGCCCAATATTTCACGCCGAGGTAGGCTATTTGCTGGTCTGGCTTTGAAACCCACAGCGGCGAATTTCGAGTAACCACCTGCGACAGGTAAAGAGGTTTATCCCAGGTTATTTCACTTTCTCCACGAAGAATTGCTCCGACTTCAACATAAAGACCTTCTTCGTCTTCATCAGTCCAGTCGCGAACGCGTTCGGTAACAGTGTACTTACCGTTCTTACCCATTTTTTCACGGGTCACTTCTTTGGTTTTGGTGCAACGTTCCCAGTCGCCGCCGTAGCGATAATGAAAACGGCCATGAATGGCGCTGGAACTGGTAATTACGGCGTTAACAAGCTGCGCTTCGTAACCCAACTGGCCGTTGACCAGGTGAGTTTTTTGCGCCACCGCGTAAGGGTTCATGCCCCACTGCATGGCTTGCATAACAATCGCCATGCAATCCGCAGGCTTTCCTGCCAGGTGCGCAGGTACTGTAACGACAGACTGGGCCATCAGCCCGGCGAAAGCCTGCAACTGACCCAGTGCCTGAACGTTGAAAATTGAGTTGCTGGCAGAGATAGTGTTTGGAGCCTGCTGCTCAGCAGTTACGATATTCATGTTTTCCATCATCATTCCCCTTATGCCTGAGTACGCAGCGCTTCGAGGCGGCGCAGGTCGAAGTCGTTCAGTTCGTCGGTATAGTCGGCAGTGATTGGTGCTGGCCATTCACCTGTGTCGAATCCAGTTGCGATAGCGCGCATCGCTTTGCGGTACTCAAGCATGCCCAGCTCCAGCAGTTCAGCGGATGCCTCGATGATGGCGATCCAGTGGTAGTTCTCGTCTTTGTTGACGAAAATCCAGAAGAACTGGTCAAGCGCCGCGGTTTCGCAGTACATAGCCGCGCTCAGGTGATAGTCTCGGTCAATGATTTCCCGGTGCAGTCTGGCGCGCAGGCTTTCTTGCTTGACGTTCCACATGCTGATGGTTTTCAGGTCTGCACCGATACGCACGCCGTCCAGGTCGATCTCAAGGTCAGGGCGCACACGAATTTCCAGGCCCGTCTCCTCATCAAAGCCGAAGTAACTCACCTCGACGGCTCGGCTCGGTTGGGTCAGCAGCATGCCGGCGGTCGGGTGTGCAAGAAGCGCTTTTTGAATATTCAGCGCGGTGCTCATCTGCTGGCGGGTGACCAGCACTTTACCTTCCGGGTTATCGTGCCAGGCATCCAGCAACTCGTCGGCAAACACGGCATCTGGTTTGACTGCCTTCACGGCCTGGATCATTTCTGCTTTGGTACCGGACACTTTCAGTGGCGCCGGTTTCTGTGCTTCCTGAGCCACAAGGTCAGGGTTGATAATTGCCAACTGCTCCAGCAACGCGTCACGGCTGCCGCTGGTTTTAACCGGCGTCGGCAGGGTGGCGTTGTACTCTTTGATGCAAGCCTTCATTGCCGTCGCCGTTTGCTTCTGGTCACCATCAATACGCTGGAAGTCAGCTGGCAGCGCCATATAGTTCTGCGCCGTTTCTTCCAGGCTAGCGCCAAGCGGAACCTGCGGCGGCAGGGTGGCGTTGTACTCTTCCAGTAACACCTTGATGTCGTCGGCAGACAGCAGCGCCGGCAGGCTGGCATTGTGCTCATCGATAAAGGCGCGCAGGGTCGCGGCCGTTGTGAATGCGCCTTCCGGGATTACCGGTTCAACGCTGAATTCTGCGTCCAGTTGTTCAGGCTGCAACGCCAGCGCATGCACCAAGTTGCCCATGTCCAGCACCGCGGAGCGCTCTTTGACGATGGTTTTCTCAACGTGGCGCGCATTGAAGTACATCAGCGACACACGGGCATCTTTCACCTGGGTGGAGCTGATGCCGTTGGCGGCGTGGTAAACCTCGTTCGGCAGACCTTCATAGCGGCCTGGCTCGAAATAAGCAGGATATTCAACAGCTGGTTCTCCCTGCTGCAGTTCTGGCTCGCTTTGTTCCGGTTCTGGCTCATTCTGGTGTGCAGAAACGCTATTCTGGCTGGCTGAATCTGTTTTATGGTCAACGCTCGCCTGTTCCTGATTTGCCAGGCTTGGCGCGGCAGCGGCGAGTATCTCTGCCGGTGCTACGGTAACTGCTTGCGTATCAGCTGCATCAGCGCCTTCGCTTGGTTGTACCGGATCAGTATTTTCGACTTTCTCAGGCTGAGTCGTTTCCATCTGCACATCGCTGGTGGTCTCCGCTGCGTTTTCCGTTTTTTGGACTTCATTTGAGGAGGTATTGATGACCGGATCTGTATTTCCACCCATTAGGGCATCGATGGAGAAGATTCCACCTCCGAGATTTTCAACTTTTGGCTGATTGGCTGCTTCCTCAGCGCGGCGGCGCGCACCTTCTTCACGAACACGCTGTAAGTTCTCTTCATGAGTTGCG